GTATCATGATAGAGATATTCGAAGGTCGGCTAGGGGGAGGAAAAACTCTATATGCTGTTGAGCGGATGGTTCGATATCTGGGTGTTGGCGGACGGATCTACTCCAATATCGAGCTTAATGTTGATGTTGTCCGGGAATATTTGCGGCGAAAATTCCGATGGGAGCTACAAGAGGGTCAGTATACACTCCTACAGGATGAGGAGATTTCACTCTTTCATCGGTTTACCTCTGGAGGTGAGCCCGGGAAACCGACGCTCGTTGTTATTGATGAAGCTCATATTTGGCTTAATGCTCGTGACTGGGCTTCTGCTTCGCGCGAGTTACTGACGTTTCTGACCCAAAGCCGGAAGACACATACTGATATAATTTTTATTTCGCAGTCCGCTTTTAATATTGATAAACAGATTATGCGACTAGTACAGTATATATGGAGGTTTCGTGATCTTTCGCAGTACGTGATTCCGGGTCTCGGGATCAGGTGGCCTATCAATCAGTTTTTGCGGGTACAGTGTGATTATGATGGTAGGACTGTTTTACAGCGATATTTCGTTCGGAAGGATAAGGAGCTATACAAACTCTATAATACATTCAATTTATTACGGACTTTCGATCGGCTGGAAAATGTGAAGGAAATCGGGGATGGTAGAATAGTTAACAGGAAAAAGAATATGTGGAAGATGATACTAGCTGGAGCTGTTGGGGTGGTTGGATTTTTAGTCTGGAGATATTGGGATGTCGGATTTTTTGAGAAATTGACTGGAAAACCTAGGACTGTACAGGTGCAACAGGCATCCGTTCCAATTTTCAACCCTACAACATCTAGTGATGAAGAAAATGATAGTATGCAAGATGTAGTTTATCGCGTTATCCAATATTGTCCGAGTACTGGAAAGATAATCTGTGTGATAGATCAAAATGGGTATATGTGGATAAATAAGAAGGTGTCTAAATTGGGACTCGTTAGGGATATTACTGAAACATGTATTTTCGGAACATCGCTTGATGGGAAACCATTCAAAATCAACCGTGTATTTTCAGGCTTTCTCAAATCTGATAATCAGAAATGAGAAAACAAAAAGGACTACCACTATATATTGTGGTGTGGGTGTGGTTTTACCACAATATATAGATTAAAGCAAGTTGGCATGGTAAATGCTTTATATAAGCTCGAAACTCGCGCATGGTGCGTGAGTAAAAAAATAGGAGGTAATTAGGATGAGTATCTATCCTGTTCTGATGGGTGAGTGTCGTGGGTGGAGCGATGACAGCTTTTCTTATGTGGATAAGAAAAGTGGTCAAAAACAACGCTTGTTCAAGCGTTCGTATATAATCGAGTGTTCAGCGGGGGAACAGGTGAAATCTTATACCTGTGACTTGACGAGCTCTGATCCCTTCGGGGATTCTCCGGTTTCGCGGGGGGATATGTGTCTTTGTGAGTTAGAATTCTTTAGTTCGAGCTACTCCGGATCGAAGGTGTCTCTGCGGAGTATTTCTTTACTTGATCATTGATAATCGTGCCGCCCCGGCGGATAGCGGACGAAGGACGCTACCGCCGGGCGGCGCGGGCACCCTGTGGGGGGTGGGAAGAGTACTAACCTTGTTATATTAACATACAATTATCCAAAGGGGGTCGTGAAAAGTGAAAAGCAAGCTTGCTTGTCAATTCAACATAGGAAATTTGTCAAAGGGTAGAGATTACTTACATCTCTGGACATTCACATTTCCCGATGTGGTGTCCTATCGGCACGGTGCGGAGAGGTGGATGAGAGCACAGCGTGATTTGGTTCGCTCGGCTGAATTCTATGGTGTACGTGTGTACGAAATTCACCCCGGCGGACATGGATTACATATTCATGTCGTGACAAATCGTCGTTTTGATGTCCGGGTAATCCGTGGGATATGCGAAAAACACGGGTTTGGACGTATAAACGTTGTTCGCATCCCAGTTGATCGCGGGAAGTACATTTCAAAGTATATCACAAAGTCCCGTGATCTAATATATAAAGGGTGTAGAGTGTGGGCTGTGATCGGAAAGAAATTTTTTGATGTGTATACTCGAGTTTCCGATATAGTCCATGAGAGCGGGGTGAAGGATGTATACGACCTACTATATGAGTACTGCGAGAAATCTTCCCGGTTGTTCCGTTTGCGGCTGTGGGAGGTCGCGAAACAGGTTTTTGTTCTGCAGAAGTATCATCTTTTTAATACCATACAACTAAGAATTATAGCTAACACCGGATGGGTGGGTAGAGTGTGATATGGATGACGTTATTAGGGTTCTAATGTGGATATTTGGCGCGATTTGCGCGCTGGGTTTCTTTTCTCAACTCAAGGGGATGTGATGGATATTTTGGCTGAGTTTTCAATTGGGTTTGGGGTTTGTTCTTTCTGCTGTGGTTTGGGGTTTTGTCTTAGGAATGTGTTCTCTCTATTCCGGGTCGTAGGTGATCTGGGATAAAAAATATGAGAAAGAAAGGGGGTGATTACATGGAGACTAACTTGTCTGCTGTCGTGACAGCTCTCGGTGAGAAAGCAACCGAGACAGCAGGACAGATCATCGACGTGGTACTTGCCGCGTTGGTGATTTTGGGCGTTTTTTACGGTGTCCGTCTGCTTATTCGTGCGTTCAAAACTGTCAAATGAGCGCATTCTATTAACCCCGCCGGGGGAGGTGACTAACCCCGGCTTTTGAACTCAATATAAGGATAGAATGAATACCGATAAGATATATTATTATCTATGCGTAGCTGGACTTTTAGTTGTTTTTTTTTGTGTACCATGCTTCGCGCAATCCAGTAGTGTTAGTTTTCCGGATGTATCCGGGTGGGCTGATCATTTATTCGACGGAATAGTTCGGCTGTTTTCCGTTGTGGTTGGCATTTGGTGCGCGAGCTATGTTGTAAAAACCGTAATTCGTGCGTTCCTGAGGGTGAAATAATGCGTCCGCAATTAGTAATTTTTTATCTATTATTACCGGTAATCTGTCTCGGGGATTATCCCGCGGACACTCCTACTTTTCACGTCATTAAAAGAGTTTGGGATGGGCGGGTTTTTTACCCCGCGGACGCGACATATGCAGGTTATACTGAAGTAATAGATTGTTCGACGTATGTTGATTACTGTTATTATTCGTTTAAGTCTAAAAGCTACTACGAAGAGACGTATAATTTAGCTTTTCGTTTTCCCTGTCATCCTAATCCGTCCTTGCGCACGACGTGGTTTGGTATTTATGCTAATCCTTCTGGAGAGTTGGTCGGTGATCATATGTTTAACAATTTTTGGGTCAATACTCCCTCTGGACCTGCGTATTTGTGGGCTCTTGATATGCCGTCTGAAAATATTCGTTGGGGGCTGGGTGATGGGACATTGTTGGATTTTATGGATTGTTGCGAAGATATTGAGTGGGGGTTTTATCCGACGTGGAATCCGTCGGATTTCCGTTACATTTTTGATTCTAGTGCATTTTTTCGTCTGGAGGTTTGGACTGTGGGCTATAATCCAGAACCTATATATCCTCAGCAGATGTGGGAGCTTGGTAGTATATATGCTTCAATGGATGTCAATGTCGACGTTAGGCATGAAGCTCCACCTGTTCCGTTCGATGTTCCGATGTTTACTTTTCACACTTCGAAATTCTGGTCTGGCGCGCAATGCTTACCTGATCAGTATTATGTGAAGTGGTATGTTACCGGTTTCTTCGGGGAGGGTAATGATTTTATCGAGGACTATTGCTTCCATGAGTACTTTACCGATCAGACCAAACCTGATGGATATATCTACTGGTCTGTTTTTCGTCCGGTGTTTCTTCCGCCGGATTCTCCACCAACTATTGATCCTCCGACCAACTTTCCTGATACCGATTTGGATGATCTGACTAACTCCATTCCTCCGTATGATCCGCCGGATAGTGGGATAGATACTAATCTACCTGATCTTAGTCCTGAGTTTAACCCTGATCTAGACCAGTATATCCCCGGGACTAACGTACCTGAGACAGCTGAAGATTGGTTTGATATAATCGTAAAATCTTTACAATATGCCGGAAATGAATATGTTCCGAACACTAATGATTGGGAGATTGGGATAGATACTGGTGCTGTCGATAGTATTCATTCCGATATCGATCTATCTATATCAGGTCTGCAATCAGAGGTGGATGAATATTTGGTAGCTCGGACTAATGTCTTGGGTTTGGGGTTTGGTGTTTTGAATTCTTACTCGTCTCCGTTCCCGCTCGAGATTGCTAAGCGTTCATCGATCTCTATTTCACTTCCCACCTTTCGAGTCGGGAATAAAAACGTATCTCTGGGAACTTTGGATTTTCGAGTTTCGGATTGGCCGGTCGTTGGGACATTTCGTGAAATTTTGGCGTTCGTTTTGCGATTATATACTTCTATTATGTGTTTTCGCGTTGTTAGTGCTGCGTTCGGACGTAATGGGTAAGGAGGTATTATTATGTTCAAGGTTTTGATTGAGTGGTTGGATAATATTTTCCACCGAATGGGTATCTGGTTTGCTGCATCTTGGAAGACTACTGTTGGGTTTTTCGCTGGTGTTGCTGCATTTTTTTCTGCGTTGTTTGGTTTGTTCAAGGTTGGAATTCGCGTTATTTCCTCCTCGATCGGGTTGATCGTGAACAATATTGATTTGATGATCAATCCTGATCTAGATTTGTCTATTTCTACTGGTGTATTGCGTGATTTTTTCGAAATTGGAAATACTTTTTTTCCACTAGTCGAGCTCGCGGGGTGTGCTGTGGTTCTCTATTCAATTAAGCTCGGTTGCGCAATGTATGGGTTCATTAAGTCTTGGATACCAACTGTTTCGTCGTGATTACCGGTAATGTATCATGATAGAGATATTCGAAGAGACAGATTACCGGTAATAATAGATAAAAAATTACTAGTTTCGTCGTGAT